CACTTTTACCCAAAGTTAAATACTATGATGATGATATCTCAAATATCAAGGATGATATATTCTCATTGAAATTGGGACTGAAAGAATTAAATAAGATATCATCTTCAATTAAAAAAAGTCAAGAGACTTTAAAAGAAAATTATCTCCTTAATGAACCGCCATCAGTAAAAGAAAAGGCAGGTGGACAAACTGATCCATTAACACCACTTGATCAGAAGTTTGCAACTCTTGATGATCTATCAAATCATTATAGATTATTCATTAATAGGATTACCACTCAACTCTCAACAATGGGTGGTGGTGGAGCAGGATTCATCAAAGATCTTGATGATGTTAGTTTTGATCAGACAACAGGAACTAATAAACTTTTAATTTATAATGGATCTAAGTGGGTAGGTATTACCAGTACTGCCTTAGGAGGAGGAGGAGGTGGTGCTGCTGATTCTGCATCAAAACTTGTCCTTGATGTTAGAAACCAAAACATTGGTTATGGATTAACTATCGGAACACCTGTATATCAAGTTGCATATAACAGTGGACAGGACAGATTAGACGTTGAGGAATCAAGAGCATCCAACTCAACAACAATGCCTGCAAAGGGTGTTGTAAGTGAAGATCTTGCTAACAACACTAATGGTCAGATCATTGTTTATGGTGAATTGGAAGGTGTTAATACTCAAGCATTTGATGTAGGAGATGAACTGTATGTTGCTCCTGGTGGTGGTTTAACTAATGTAAGACCAACTGACCCAACTCATCTTGTACAAAAGATTGCTGTTGTTCTTAAAAAGTCAACTGCAAATGGTGCCATTCTTGTATATGGTGCAGGAAGAACTAATGATGTTCCAAATAATATTAGTATTGCTGGATCTATAACTGCTGTTGATGGATTTTTCTCTGGGAATGTATCTGTTGGTGGAACATTAACATATGAAGATGTAACTAACATTGACTCTGTTGGTCTCATAACTGCAAGAACTGGTATTGATATTCTGGCAGGAGGTATTAATGTAGTAGGTGTCTCTACAATCAGTACTGGTGTCGGTACAATTCACCTTGGGGTTGGGTCAACTACACTATTAGTTGATGGTGATGCTAGAGTTACTGGTGTTCTTACTATTGGCCAGGGATCAATCACTCTAGATCCAATTGCAAAAAAGATCGAAGGTATTGATGAAATTATTATTGGTACTGCAACAACTGTTAGAATACATCAGGCTGCTTCAGGAGAAATTTCTTTTAGTGACAGAGAAGGAAAGAATGCATCAGTTGGAATTGGTACGACAGTTTCTATCAACACTACTGGTATTATTACTGCAACAAATATTGTTTCTATCAAAAGTGATGATGGAACTTCTGGTAGACTTGATTTATATTGTGAGTCAAACAATGCTCATTATGCCAGACTTCAAGCACCAGATCATGGGGATTTTGGTGGTAATCCAACTATAAAACTTCCAGCAACTACAGGAACACTTCTTCTCAATAATGGAAGTGGAGCAAGTCTTACCTCATTAGATGCATCAAACTTAGGATCTGGAACTGTTCCTGATGCTAGATTCCCTGCAACTTTACCTGCTGTCAGTGGAGCAAGTTTAACAGGATTGACTGGGGCTTCTGCTGCTACTTATGGTGATGCATCTAATGTTGCTGCCATTACTGTAGATGCTAACGGTAGAATTACTGGTATTTCTGAGGTTACCATTTCTGGAGGTGGAACTGCTTCAGATTCATTTAAAACTATTTCTGTCTCTGGACAAAGTGATGTAGTTGCTGATAGTGCTACTGACACTTTAACACTTGTTGCTGGTAGTAATATGACCATTACCACTGATGCAAGTACAGATACCATAACTCTTGCTTCTTCTGGTGGAGGAGGAGGTGGTATCACTGCAGGAAAGTCAATTGCGTTAGCAATGGTTTTTGGTTAATCAAATATAAATAAACATACAAAGGAGAATTTAAATAATGGCGAATCCAAATATAGTATCTGTTGCAAGTATATATGGAAAGACTGTATATGATACTGATATTGCGTCAAGTGCTGCTACTCTTGTAAATAATGCTGCATCATCAGGAAAAATATTTAAAATAAATTCATTAATAATTGCCAATATTGATGGATCAAACGCTGCAGACATAACTGTAACACTCAGAAATGCTGCTGGTAGTAGTACCTTTTCTACATTAGCCAATACAATTAGTGTACCTGGAGATGCAACTTTGGTTGTTATTTCAAAAGATACTTCAATTTACTTAGAAGAAGATATGTCATTATATGTTCAAGCAAGTGTTGCTGGAGACTTAAGTGCAACTTGTTCATATGAAGAGATTAGTGAGTAATTATGCCATTTTATACCAGAAACGGAAGTATAATAGGGAAAGGTGAGTTATCTTCCAGTGAGGGTGTTATTTATGATGTAAATTCAATATTTTTAAACCCAAATGTGTTGGGAGGACAGGCAGCTTATACATCTCCAGGATCATATTATTGGACTGCTCCTGCCGGTGTAACTTCTATTTGTGCTGTTTGTATTGGTGGTGGAGGTGGTGGATTGTACTATAATGGCGGAAATCATTCTATAGGTGCTGGCGGAGGTGGTGGTCTTGGATGGAAAAATAATATTCTTGTAACACCTGGACAATCATATCTTGTTGTTGTTGGCAATAACGGTAATGCTGGATATTACTCCAGCAGTAATAGTAATGGTGGTGATAGTTATTTCATCAGCAATTCTACTGTAAAAGGAGGAGGAGGTCCTCGTGGAGAATACAACACAGTCATTAGTGGTGGAACTTATACTGGTGATGGTGGTGGTAATGGTGGTGGAGTAATCGCACCAGTCTCTGCTGGATATGGTCCACAAGGGGGTGGTGGAGCTGGAGGATATTCTGGCAATGGTGGCAATGGTGGATATAATCGGATTGGAAATTATCCCACTGATGGATCTGGTGGCGGCGGTTCAGGTGGAGGAAACAATAGCTCTGACAAGGGATATGGAGGCGGTGGAACAGGTCTCCTTGGAGAGGGTTCTAGTGGAACTGTGACAAATAATAGTGCTGGTGGTGGAGGATCTAGTGGTGATGATGGATATGCGGGTGATGGTTATATAACAACATCAAGTTTTTTCTATACTCCTGTTGATGGAACAGAACCAAGAACTGGTGGCAACTATGGTGGTGGAGGTGGAGGCGGTACTGATAACAAAGGTGGTAATGGTGGAGGTGGAGCAGTAAGAATTATTTGGGGTAGTGGAAGAGCATTCCCATCATCTGGAACAGGAGATGTATGATGAGAAGTAATTCAGGAATTATTGGTCCAAAACAATCAACATCAACAACTGCTGCTAGTGGTCTATTTGATACCTATGATCAATACAATTCAAAATTTTCTGATAAATGGCCCCAATTTCAAGTTGAATCTGTTTCAAATAGTAATGGAACTTCTTTAAATGAGGAAACAAATAATACAATTACCGTGACTACATCCGGCATGCCCAATGGTACAACATTGTATTATAGTATTACAACTGTTTCTGGAACAACGGTAGTTAGTTCTGATTTTAGTAGTGGATCAGTATCTGGAAGTTTTACAATTACTAATAATTCTGGAAGTTTTATTATTAGACCAGTTGGAGATGATCTATCAGAATCAAATATTGTTAAAATTGAAATTAGAAGAGGGTCAATTAGTGGTGATATCCTATCTGAGACAGGAAATTTAACGATAGCAGATGCTGCTACTTCAATAGGTCAAGATATTACATCATCATTCTATGAAATTAGTAATAGATTTATCGATTCTGGTGCATATATGGGTAACAACTCTGATTATAACGGTCCATATGATGTTGGAGAGGTTCGAACAAACTTTTCTGGAACAGGGAGAATATATATTGGAGTGAAAGTTACTGCATCAACAGTTTACTATAATGATATTCCAATTGCAGGAGTTCAAGTTTTAAGTGGCACTACTCTTGTATCATCCTGGATATTTAATACAACTAGTGCTGGTCTTGCTGGTGGTTGGGAAACATATAATTCACAAATATCTGGGACTTCTTCACAAGGATTTCCAGTTACACCGGCAACTGCTTCTGGATACAATTATTACTATATGAATACAACAAGTACTGGTAGATTTTCTATAGTATCATCAACAGGTTCTCCATACACTGGTGCGGCTTATGGAATAAGTAACACATATCAAACTACAGCTGCACCAGTTGGTGATGGTACAGTTCCTTCATCCAACCCCCTAGGGACATATTATGCATTTCGTGAAACCAGTGGATCTGCTAGATACAGTGGTACTGTTATGAGAAGTCCTACATATACATTTTCTGGTGGTGAGTATATTAGAGTAATTCATGCTTTAACTGGATACGCTAACTCTGCAATGGACGCCACTGATAGTTTATATGTTGCTGTTTATTAAAATCTAAAATGCTTTATTCACATAACAATCAATTCCCAGGACCTTTACCAGAAAGAATTCGTCTTTCCTCTGGTCTTACTCGCACAGATTCTTCTACATTTACTGAAGAAGAAATTGCTGATGCTGGATATGTGCCTGCTGGAGAAAATCCATCATTTAATGATACTGAAAAAGTTATTTGGAATGGATCAGCATGGGAAGTTATTGCTTTAACTGACGAAGAAATTACATCTAAAACTCTTGCTCTTTGGAGAGAAATTAGAGAAATTAGAAATGAAAAAATTAAAGAAACTGAATGGAAAATTTTCAGATATCAAAGTGAAGTAAGACTTGGAATAACAACCACAACAGATAATATCAGTAAACTTGATACTTATATGCAAAAACTGAGAGATATTACATCTTCAGTATCTGAACCAGGAATGGTAACTTGGCCAGATGATCTCACTGATATTATTGAAAATTAGTATTAATTATAAATAAAAGAAACTCTCATTTGGTATGATTAACGAAGACCTTAGAGATTGGTTTGGTAAATCCAAATCAAAAGGAGGAAAACCTGGTTGGGTTCAATCAGATGGATCTCCATGTGCTAATGAAAAAGAAGACAAAGGCAAAACACCTAAGTGTTTCTCTTCTAAAAGACTTGCAAGTCTCAAGGCACAGGGCAAAAAAGGCGAAGCAAAGATCAACTCTGCTGTGAGAAGAAAGAGATCTGAAGACAAAGGTCAACAAAAAAAATCTGGTGGTGCTAAACCAACAATGGTCAGAACTTTCAAAGATACTGATGACTATGACAAGCACCCATCTGGAGACAATCACGAATCATTTAACCCCATGAAAGAATCAAGTCCTATTGTTGCAAGAGTTCTAGATAGACACTTTGCATCTGAAGATCTAGAATATTTTGAAGAGGAAAATAAACCCACTAATCCAAAATTATGGGCACAGGCAAAAGCAAAGGCAAGAGCAAAATTTGATGTCTATCCCTCTGCTTATGCTAATGGATATGCATCTAAGTGGTATAAATCAAAAGGTGGTGGATGGAAATCTGTCAAAGAAGAAGTTGAGAATGTAAAGGAGAAAGCAGCAGAACTACAAGAGAAGGAGTGTGGTTGTGATGATAAGAAAAAAGAAAAGAAGAAGGAATGTCCTAAGTGTATGGGTGAAGGTTGCAGACATTGTGACAACACAGGTTTCCATACTGTAACTGAAGCAGTAAGAATGCCTTCTCAGAATGGTAATGTTTATTTGGTTGGATTTACCTGGAGAGGTAAGTATATGATGATGAAGATCTTCTTCCCAGAAATCAAGAGACCCTCTAGAGAAGAAGTTGAAAATGCACTTGATGGAATCTATCCTGGTTCTAGAGTTATGAGATATGAAATCACTCCCTTTCAACCTGGAGAAACACTTGTCCATGTTGGAGAAGAGACTGAGTTAGAAGAGGGAGCTGCTTGGACAAAAAAGTCTGGTAAAAACTCTTCAGGTGGTTTAAATGAGAAGGGTCGTAAGTCTTATGAAAAAGAAAATCCTGGTTCTGATCTGAAGGCTCCTTCAAAGAAGGTTGGGAATAAGAGAAGAACATCATTCTGTGCAAGAATGAAAGGGATGAGAAAGAGACAAAAACCTTCCAACAATACTGGCGATGATAGACTATCTAAATCACTCAGAGCCTGGAACTGTTAATCTAAATATTTGAAAAATTGATTTATGAATAATGAGAACATATATCTAGGTAATCCTAATCTAAAAAAAGCAAATACTTCTATTGAATTTACTCAAGAGCAAATTCAGGAGTATATTAAGTGTAAGGAAGATCCAGTTTACTTTGCTAAAAACTATGTCCAGATTGTGACTCTGGACCATGGTCTTCAACCATTCAAATTATATGACTTCCAAGAGAAGTTAGTAAAGAATTTTCATGAGAACAGATTTAATATCTGCAAGATGCCACGTCAGACTGGAAAGTCTACTACTGTGGTATCTTTTCTTCTTCATTATGCTGTATTTAATGATAGTGTTAACATTGGCATCCTAGCAAATAAGGCATCTACTGCTAGAGAACTTCTCAGTAGATTGCAGATTGCATATGAGAACTTACCTAAATGGATGCAGCAGGGTATTCTATCATGGAATAAAGGTTCTTTAGAGTTAGAGAATGGCAGTAAGATATTGGCAGCTTCTACTTCTGCAAGTGCTGTTAGAGGTATGTCATTCAACATTCTCTTCCTAGATGAGTTTGCCTTCGTTCCAAACCATATTGCAGATGCATTCTTTGCATCTGTATATCCTACTATTACTTCTGGTAAATCAACAAAGGTAATTATTGTATCTACGCCTCATGGCATGAACCACTTCTATAGGATGTGGCATGATGCTGAAAGAGGTAGAAATCAATATGTCCCTACAGATGTTCACTGGTCTGAGGTTCCTGGAAGAGATTCTAAGTGGAAAGAACAGACTATTGCTAATACATCTGATCAGCAGTTTAAGATTGAGTTTGAGTGTGAATTTTTAGGATCTGTTGACACATTAATTGCAGCAAGCAAACTGAAGTCTTTAGTGTATGAAAAACCAATCAAAACAAATGCTGGTTTAGATATCTATGAACCACCAAGAGATAAACATGATTACACAATTACTGTTGACGTTGCACGTGGGGTTGGTAACGACTACTCTGCTTTTGTTATTGTTGACATAACAGAATTTCCTCATAAAGTTGTAGGAAAGTATAGAGATAACACTATCAAACCTATGCTATTTCCTAGTGTGATATATGACATAGCAAAGAAATATAACGAAGCATTTGTTCTATGCGAAGTCAATGATGTTGGAGATCAAGTAGCATCTATTCTACAATATGACTTAGAGTATCAGAATATATTGATGTGTTCTATGAGAGGAAGAGCAGGTCAGATTGTGGGTCAAGGTTTTTCTGGCACTAAGACTCAGTTGGGTGTTAAGATGTCTAAGACAGTAAAGAAAATTGGTTCACTTAACCTCAAGACAATGATTGAGGAAGATAAGTTACACTTCTGCGACTATGAAATCATATCTGAACTGACTACATTTATCTCTAAGCATGGATCATTTGAAGCAGAAGAAGGATGTCATGATGACCTTGCTATGTGTCTGGTAATTTATGCTTGGTTAGTAGCACAAGATTACTTCAAAGAACTTACAGATCAAGATGTCAGAAAGAGATTATATGAAGAACAAAAAAATCAGATTGAGCAAGATATGGCACCCTTCGGTTTTGTTAGCGATGGATTCGATGATACTAGTTTTGTAGATGATGAAGGAGACAGGTGGTCTACAGCATCCCCATCAGAATACGGAGAAATGTCATATATGTGGGACTATAGATAATGAACTTTGATGAGCAGATAAAACTTGGCCATCTCTTACTTGACATAAGAACATGTAGATCCTGTGGAGAGAGTAAAGACTTGATTTCTGGTTTCTATAGAACTAGAAAGGATAGAGGACCAGTAGCATCTTCTTATTCATATGAATGCAAAGACTGCACTATAAAAAGGGTTATGGAATCTAGAAAGAACAAACCAGATATACCATATGACCCTGTCCCTAGATTCAAACCAGACATTTATCCAGATTGGTAGATGTTCACCACAATTTTCCCCACTCAAAATGCCTTTTTTCATAAATATTTTTAGTTAAACTGAGACACTTTAGGAGAAAAACATGGCGACTCCTCAATTATCTCCAGGCGTAATAGTCAGGGAGGTTGATTTAACAGTCGGAAGAGCTGATAACGTACTGGATAACATTGGCGCAATTGCTGCACCCTTTACACAGGGTCCAATTGATGAACCGACTGATATCAATACTCAAGGAGAACTTCTTCAAGCATTTGGAGAACCTCAAAATAATGATAGACACTATGAGTATTGGCTCACAGCGTCTGAGTACTTGACCTATGGAGGAGTCCTTAAGGTTGTAAGAACAGATGGAGACAATCTCAAGAATTCTAATTCAGGAGTTGGTATAGCATCTACTACTACTCTGAAAATTAAGAGTTATGATGACTACACTCTAAATTACTCTACAGCATCGGATTTCAACTTTGCAGCTAGAAACCCAGGTTCTTGGGCAGATGGATTAAAAGTTTGCTTCATTGATAATGCTGCAGATCAAATTATTGGAATCAACACAACAAGTCTTGCTGAATCAAATATTCTCACTGGATATGGGATAACTGCAGTTCTTTCAAGTGCAGTTATTCCTGGAGCAGGTACAACATCTTTATTCAATGGATACATCAAAGGCATTGTCACAGGTGTTACAACTGATACTGTAAGTGGCAACAGTTCTATTGATGTAAGAATTGTTTCAAGAGTTTCAAGTGCTGGAACTGAAACAGTTATGGATTATCAACAGAATGATCCTGCTAGATCTATTGAGGCATTAGATTCCATTGAGATCTATAACAATGCTGGAATACAAACAGGTAAGGAAGCAGTAGCTGAAAGTTTCACTGCAGTGACTGCAGTTGACTGGTATGATGAGCAGACACTTGGTCTGACTAACTCCACATTATATTGGAAGTCCATTGCTCCAAAACCTCTTACAACAAATTATGTTGCACAGAGAAAGGGTAGAAATGATGCTCTTCATGTAGCAGTGATTGATGATGAAGGCAAGGTAACTGGCATTCAAGGTAATATCCTGGAGAGACATACTTTCTTGTCTAAGGCACTTGATGGAGAGACTGATGGTGATGCACCATCCAAGTCCTGGTATAAGGATTTTATTGCACTGAATTCACAGTATGTGTTTGCAGGAAGAAATCTATCAGTTGACAATGATTCCTACAACAATACAGTCCCAACTGCTTCTGGATTTAGTTCTGGATTTACAAAAATCACCCCTGGTGGTGGTCTTTGGGGACAAAATGCTCAAGGAACACAGTATGCTGTAATTGGCAATGCTACCTATGCATTCGTAGGTGGTAAAGATTATAGTGCAAATGGGGGTATGAATGCAGATCTAGGTGATCTGACTAAATCATATAATCTCTTCTCTAACAGGGATGAGATTTCAGTTGATTATATTATCATGGGTCCTGGTTGCGGAAGTCTTGTAGAAACACAAGCAAAAGCAAATCTTCTGATTTCTATTGCTGAACAAAGAAAAGATTGTATTGCTACTATTTCACCTGATAGGACAAATGTTGTTGGTCAAACAATCACTAATGAGCAACAGAATGCACTGGTGAAATTCTACTCACCATTGACATCTTCCTCATATGCAGTATTTGATTCTGGATACAAGTACATGTATGACAGATTCAATAATACCTTTAGATATATCCCACTTAATGGAGATATTGCTGGATTGATGGTAAGAACAAGCATTGAAGCATTCCCTTGGTTCTCCCCTGCTGGACAACAAAGAGGAACTATTAACAATGCTGTTAAGTTAGCATTTAACCCCAACAAAGCACAAAGAGATGTTCTGTATGGTAACAGAATCAACTCTGTAATTAATCAAGCAGGTCAAGGTATTGTACTGTTTGGTGACAAGACTGGTCTTGGATACAATTCTGCCTTTGACAGAATCAATGTTAGAAGACTGTTCCTCACTGTTGAGCAAGCACTTGAAAGTGCAGCAAATGATCAACTCTTTGAATTAAATGATGATGAGACTAGATCAAACTTTATCAACATTGTTGAACCTTACCTAAGGGATGTTCAGGCACAGAGAGGTATTTTTGAGTTTGTTGTTATTTGTGACACCACAAATAATACTCCTGACATTATTGATAACAATGAGTTTAGAGCAGACATCTTTATCAAGCCAACCAGAGCAATCAACTATGTCACTCTGACATTTGTTGCTACCAGAACTGGAGTCAGTTTTGATGAAGTTGTTGGTTCACTTTGATATCTACTAATTAACTTATAAGAGGACACAACAATGGCAGACACAAGAACACTATCTCAGTTTAAGAGCAGATTGGCGGGCGGTGGTGCCCGTTCCAATCTATTTGAAGTCACACTTCCATCTTTCCCATCTGCAGTAGGTGATAGAGTTTGGAGAACTGGTTCAGGCAGAGAAGCATCAACTTTCAGTTTCTTAGCAAAGGCAGCTCAACTTCCTGCATCAACGATGGCAGAAGTTCCTGTTCCTTTCAGAGGTAGAACTCTGAAAGTTGCAGGTGACAGGACCTTTGAACCTTGGACTGTTACAATCATCAATGATGAGGATTTCCAACTCAGAACTGCTTTTGAGATTTGGATGAATACTATGAATAGACTAAGTGATTCTACTGGTGTTACTAACCCTTCATCATATATGACTGATGCATATGTAACACAACTTGGTAGAGGAAGAACTGCTAATTCTGCTAAAAATGTTGGCGGAACTTCATCAGAACTTAGAACTTATAAGTTCTATGACATCTTCCCCACTGAAGTCAGTGCTATTGAACTTAGTTATGATAACAGTGACCAGATTGAAGATTTTACTGTAACCTTCCAGGTTCAGTACTTCACAGTTGGCAATTCTACACAGGCAAACAGAGGAGCAGCAGGGCAGACTCTGATTCAGTGATAAATAACTAGAACAGAACTAGTTTAAATAATAATGGCGAGATTATTTGGTTTCTCAATTGAGGATAATGAAAAGAATCCCCCAGGTCTAGTATCACCGGTCCCTCCTTCTAACCAGGATGGATCGGATCACTATGTTAGCTCTGGGTTTTATGGTTCTTATGTAGATATTGAAGGTGTCTACAAAAATGAAAATGAATTGATCAGAAGATATAGGTCAATGGCACTTTACCCTGAGTGTGATAGTGCCATTGAAGATATTGTAAATGAAGCAATTGTTTCAGATACAAATGATAGTCCAGTCAGTCTTGAGTTATCAAATCTCAATGCAAGTGATGGCATCAAAAAGAAAATAAGAGAAGAATTTAAATATATTCTTGAACTTCTTGACTTTGATAGCAAGTCTCATGAAATTTTTAGGAATTGGTATATTGACGGGAGACTATACTATAACAAGGTCATTGACCAAAAGAGACCACAAGATGGTATCCAAGAACTGAGATATATTGATGCGTCTAAGATGCGTTATATTCGTCAAGCACAAAAACCAAAAGAAACTGGATTAGCTGTCAATAATAACAACCCAACAACATATAATTTTCCTCAAATTGAAGAGTATTTCATATACAATCCAGGAGGGTTTCAGACAGGAAATACCAACGGATATGGATCTGGAAATACCAGTGATGGAAAAGGAATCAGAATGACTAGGGATTCTGTTGCATATTGTACTTCAGGTTTGGTAGATAGAAATAAAGGATCAACTCTTTCTTGGTTACATAAATCAATTAAACCTCTCAATCAGTTGATGATGATTGAAGATAGTCTGGTCATTTATAGACTCTCAAGAGCACCAGAAAGAAGAATCTTCTATATTGATGTTGGAAATCTTCCTAAGGTAAAAGCAGAACAGTATCTGCGTGATGTTATGATGAGATATCGTAACAAGTTAGTTTATGATTCATCAACTGGTGAGGTCAGAGATGACAAAAAGCATATGAGTATGTTGGAAGATTTCTGGTTGCCTAGAAGAGAAGGTGGTAGAGGAACAGAAATTACTACACTTCCTGGTGGTCAAAACCTTGGTGAAATTACTGATATTAATTATTTTCAGAAGAAACTTTACAGATCATTAAACGTCCCTGAGACCAGACTTCAACAGGAAGGAGGTTTTTCAATGGGTCGTTCTTCTGAGATTCTAAGAGATGAGATCAAGTTCTCCAAGTTTGTTGGAAGAATGAGAAAAAGATTCTCTGATCTGTTCAATGATATGCTGAAGACTCAACTTCTACTTAAGAATATTATCACTACAGATGATTGGGAGATCATGGAAGATCATATTCAGTATGATTTCTTATATGATAATCACTTTGCAGAACTTAAGAACACAGAACTGACCACTGAAAGAATTAATCTTGCTTCATTGGTTGAACCTTATGTTGGCAAGTACTACTCTAATGATTATGTTAGAAGAAATATCCTACAACAAAGTGATGCTGAGATTCTTGAACAGGATAAGTTGATTGCAGGTGAGATTAATGATGGTATAATTCCTGATCCAAATGCAATGCCTGTTGACCCAATGACTGGACAACCAGCTCCACCTGAAATGGGAGGAATTGCTCCAAATGGTGCAGGAAGTTCTATCAATGGAGAGTCTGGAGCTGTC